CAGGTGGCGCTTCAAGTCTGATCAGGGGAGAGACAGACAGGGGGTCGAGCCCCATGCATGCAGTGTAGGGATCGGGCTTGGGATGTCAAGGCCAGTCGAGGGGGGCAGGCTAGTAGGCAGGTAGGGCTTCCCTCCGTAAGGAGGAGAGAGAGAGAGGATCTCTCAAAACTCTCCTATTATAGGGAATGCAGACCCTACTGTCATGCATAGCTACCCCCCTTCTTTCCCGATTCCCTGTCAAAAACAAGAAGCCCCCGATTTCTCGGGGGCTGTTTTGGCGCGGGAAGGAAGGAAAGAATGGCAGAAAGGCTTTCACACTTTGAGAATCCGCACTGCCTTGCCGGTTCTGCCTTCGCCAGGGGCAGACTCTACCTTGATCTCCTTCTCTTCCGCAAGCCTATCGACCACTTCTACGATCGTGCGAGCCGTAAGCCTCCTGCAAGCCCGCAAAAGGTCGGACCAGTCCAGACCCCCATTCGACTGGCGAAGTGCGCTCATAACGTATTTGGCTTGCGCCTCGGGGTCGTTCCAATCGGGACGTTGGTTGTCTGCCAGGCTAGCGGCGAAAGTCTCGGCTGACTCTTCCGCAATCGCCACAGCCACTCGGGCGATCTCGCCTGTCACGCATGGACAGTCTGACTCCGGTTGAGCCAACGTGGCCAACACCAAAGCAACCCGACTGGCGAACTCGGGCAGGCGAGCAAGTACCGCGTTTGGGATCTGCTTGCGTGTCCCGTCGCGTCTATGGTTGTCCGCCTTGATCTTGCATTCAGTGAGGATCAACCTTGCGTCGTCATCGTCAACGACGTTGATCGGGTCGTAGATCCTCGACACATCCAAACCGTTGCCGCTGCAATCTGGCAACGACAGATGCCATGCCTCATGCCTCAATCGGATAGCCGCTACGGCAGCCCGTACCTCGACAGGGATACCTCCATCGTCGCCGCGTGTCTCAGTTGGTTGCCACTCTGGCAGGACCGATTGCGCACGCATCCACACATGCCGACCCACAAAACCGTCTGCGACATCGGTTGACGTCAGGACGCTATGTAGGCTTTCCGGCGTCGTCGATCCAAGCAAAACCACGACAGGCGCGATGAGGTCAATCTTGCCGCCGCCCTTGACTAACGACAACGCCGGAGACCACTTGTCGGTTCCTTTCGTTGACAGCTCCGTCAGGCTTTGCTTGATGTCTTGACGATGAGAGGCAGCACGCGGGCCCATCATGTTGGCCAGTTGCATTCCGTATTCGTCAAGCACCATGCACGTTGCAACGCCTACGTTGGTTGCATTCCTGACGCCGTCGACAAACGATGGGCCAGAAGAGAAACTGTTAGGACCTCGCAACGCGGGCCACACGTCGTCGAGCACGCGAGACAGGCAGGACTGTGGACGGTTCTTGCCCTCTCCCGACGACGCCAGCGACACGACATACAACGACGACGTCGAGCGCCGATAGATAAGGCGACGCCCTGCAACAGCCGACCCAAGCGCAATCAGCGCCGCTATCGTTAGGCCAGGTTGTGCATGGTCGGAACCGCGTATGACCCAACCAGAGAACGAATCGCAAAGACCCCCAAGTGCGCGCACGTCGTTGAGCAAACCCCATCGTTCGGCGTCGCGTTGCTTGTCGGTCTTCTTCTTTGGCTTGTCGACGACAGGCACGATCTCGTCGGCATCAAGGTAGTAACCAGCGTCTACGACCTCGACAACCTTGTTTGCCGGATTGCGTGGCTTATCGGTGCCCGCCTTGATGCCGCGACTGATCGTCGACATGGACTCTCGTTGTCCGAGCCCACAAGCAAGCGCCGATGACAGCAACCGATCAGCGGCAACGCCAGGCGAGAGATGACCCGACCCAACGATCTGCCCGATCTTGAATGAGGCACGGATTAGATTCTGATTGCGGCCTCCTTCCGACGTGGAAGCCACGGACACGCATTCTTCATCAAGCGCCTTCTCAGCCCATGACGTCGACGCCAAACGAAAGGAGGACTGGACCAACGCTACCGTCGGACGCGGCTTGACCTTGTCAATGATCCACTGTGGAAGCGGCACCGGATCGATGTCGTTGATCCACGCGTAAGGGGCACCCTCGACGACGGAAGGATATACTAGAATGTATCCGCCTTCGCCGCGTGTGTCGGCGTCGACATGCACCGCGTTGGGGCTTTTTTTTGCAGTGTTGGGCAGGCGCATACCGTCGGGCAATTCATAGATGTAGTGCCATCCTCCTGACCTTGTGCGAGCCGTCCACGTCGTCGGAAGGAGAGGCATCAACGCACTGACAGGCGCGTCAATGTCGACGACGTATAAACGTGAAGTGTGTCCTGTGCCGATAGCCACGTTGGCATCAGGCGAGTCTGTCCACCACGTCGTGATCTGTTGTGTGTCCGTCGTCGCGTCCTTGCTCCCAGCCGACCCAGCAAAAGGAAACTTTGTGCCAGGTATGCACGGAAAAACAGGGTAGCCGCGTCCCGCATACCAGAGTGCCGCTTCAAGTTTTGTCATCGTCTCTCCCATTCAAAAAGGTAGGTCTTCGTCGTCAGACCACGTCGATGCCGACACCGGTAGCGGGTCTGTGTCTTCGTCGGTCTTGACACCATGATGGATCTTGACGACGCGGTCGTATTTGCCGTCTTTCTCGATCTCGATAGCCACAACCGGCTTCATGTATCCAAGGTTCAGCAGGTCGACAGCGTCGACAACGCTAACAGGGAAGGGCGTACCGACATGAGCATCCCACCACTGTTGAGCCTTGCGCCACGCGAATCCGCCTTCCTCATGCTCGATGCACACCCACTCACTCGCCACTTTTTTTAGGGCAAGATTGCCAGGAGGGTAGTAGTCGATCCGCAGCGTAGGACGGGCTGTGTCGTCGCCACGCTTCTCGTGCCTTGCCCACTCCACACTACCGACGTCAAGGCGCTTAGCTGGCGTTTTAGGAGCCATGTCGAGGGTCAGAGCCGGGAGTGTCGACGCAACTTGATTGGCCTTGCGCACGACGGCAGGGAAGACGAATCCGCAGTGATCACACTCGCGAGATGACGCCGCACAACAGGCCATGCATTGCGGACATATCTTGACAGGCGCGTCGCCGTCGCCTGACGTCTTGGGCTTGACCTTGACGTCGTCGACAGGCCCATGTCTGGCAATGTTGCCACCGTAGTCGAGCAGCAGACAGTCAGCCTTGCCGTCGGCGATCCTCATGCCACGGCCAACCATCTGGACGTAGAGCGAAGGCGACATCGTCGGTCGGACAAGCGCCAACACGTCGACGACAGGCGCGTCAAAGCCCGTCGTCAGGACATCACATGACGTGATGCACCGCAACGAACGAGCCTTGAAGAGACCGATGATCTGATCGCGTTGTCCTCTGTCTGTGTCGCCAGTGATCGTCTCCGTCGACACGCCGATCACCTGCAACGCGTTACGGAGTCGCTTGGCATGAGCAACGCTAGTGCCAAAGACAAGCGCCGATGTGCGCCCTGCATCAAGGACACGTTTGACGTCAGCCGCAACAGCCTCATTGATCTTGTCGACGTCGGACGCGAGTTCCAGATCGTTGCTGGCATACTCGCCAGCACGCACGCCAACGCTGTCGAGGTTGATCGTTGCCGTCGCAAAACCCGTGCGCACATGAGCCAGCCAGCCGTCGCGGATCAGTCCGCCCACATCCGTCTGGTAGGCAACCGATGTGAACAGCGCGTCGTCGCCTTCCGTCAGGTAGCCCTGCCCCAGACGGTAGGGTGTGGCTGTCAGACCCACTAGCCTCATATCGGCGTTGATGGCTCGTAATGCTGCAATGGTTGCATGATATTGAGTCGTCGACGATGTCGAGATCAGATGAGCCTCATCAACGATCATGACGTCGACATGACCCATCAGAGCAGGCTTTCCTGCTAGCGATTGGATGCCACCGATCGTGATCGCGTGTCCGTACTCCCGACGCCCAAGGCCAGCCGACACGATCCCGATGTCGGCCATCGGGTAAATGGAGCGTACCGCCTTAGCGTCTTGCACGATGAGCTCAGAGCGATGGGTCGCGATCACTACGCGACAGCTGTAGTCAGCAACCAAGCGCCGCACGATCTCGCCAAGCGTCGGCGACTTGCCAGATCCGGTAGGCATGACGATCAGTGGTGACGCGGGTTTTGACGTCGTCGACGGTGCCCGATCCCAGTAGGAGAAAACCGAATCAACGGCGGCCTGTTGGTAATTTCTCAGTTTCATGCTTGACAGGTTCTATCGGGTGATGATAGAAGTCAAGCAACAAGGGAGAGACATGAAAATCCAGAAACTAGCGGCGGTCATTGGGGCAAACGCACCAAAGATCGTAGTCTACGGAGACAGCGGCATTGGCAAGACAACGCTCATTGGCTCATTGCCTGGACGCGTTTTGATCGCGAGCGCGGAAGCGGGCTTGTTGTCGCTGTCGTTCGTTGCACATGATGATCGGTTTGACGTTGTCGAGGTGTCGACCGTCGAGGATCTGATTGAGATCCATCGCCTGTTGTCGACGTCGTCACATGGTTACGATTGGGTCGCACTCGACAGCGTGTCAGAGATCGCGGAAGTTGTGCTTGCCGCAGAGAAGAAAAAGGCAAGCGACCCACGGCAGGCATATGGCGCCGTCATCGACAGGATGACCGCTGCTATGCGTTCGTTCCGTGACCTCTCAGTTGGCGTGTATTTCTCCGCCAAACTTGCCAAGACACGCGACGATGCGACAGGGCGCGTTACCTATGGCATCTCGATGCCGGGTGCGAAGTTGGGTGACGCGTTGCCCTACTTGTTCGATGAGGTCTTCCGTCTTGTTGCCGTCGACGAGATCGCAAGCGACGGCAAGAAAGCCGCCGTCAGATACCTGCAAACATCCGGTGACGCTCGTAGCGTTGCCAAAGACAGAAGCGGGGCACTCGACCCGCTTGAACCCGCCGACCTCGGAGCCGTTGTGGCAAAGATGGCGGCACATGCACAAGGACAAGCGCAATGACAGCAATAGAAGCAACCAAAAGGATTGAACGAATTGCGACGATCTATACTGAAAAAGAATATAGCATCGCACAAGCGGCCAAGTGCGTCAGTTGCGGAGAAAGGACACTGCGTAAAGTCTTCGTAGAGAAGAACATCAAAGCAGGACACGGAAAGATCCTCATGGTCAAGGGAAGTGTCTTGGTTGATATTCTCAACGAATCAAAGGCAATCCACGACGAGATCGACAGAAAAAAGGAAGCACAGAAAGCAGAGAAGAAACCTCCCAAACAGACCGAGATGAAACTCAGCGACACAAAAACAGATCGCCGGGTCAACATTGAAAAAAACTTGCTTGACCAGTGTATTGCCATTGCCATCAAGAGCGATGACGGAAACACGACCGCACTGATCAACCGCTACATTGCAGCCCAACTGAAAAAGGTGAACTCATGAATGACCTCGACTCCCTGTCTCTCGACTTCGATCCAAGCAAGATTGAGCGTCGACCGTCGTCGTTTGATCCTCTCCCAGCGGGTGACTACCCGATGTTGATTTCCAAGATCGAAGCGAAGAAGACTCGCGACGAACAATCAATTCAAGCCGTCGTTGAACTTACCGTGACCGATGGCCAGTACGTCGGCCGCAAGGTCTGGACTCGTCTCACAATGAAGACCGTTCGCACTGACGAGAAAGGCCAGCAGTCGCTGTCGATTGGCCAGCGTCAGATTGCGGAAATGATGGACGCCGTCGGCATTGTCGGGCAGAGCCTTGCCCCGCTTGTCGGTTGTGACGTCGTCGTCAAATTGAAGGTCCGACCCGCCGCCAACGGATACGACGCCAGCAACGACGTGGCAGGCTACAAGCCCGCCGCAAACAAGCAAGCCGCCGTTGCAGCACCTGTGTCGCGCCCTGGTTTCATGTCGCGCAAGGTCTAGTCTGTTTGCCCCACGCCATGACTGGCGTGGGGCTTTTCTTTGGGGTCATCATGCGAGTTTGGTTCGACCGAAAAACAGGCGCAAAGACAACGCTTGATGGAGTGCGCCTACGAGCCATGCGAGGGACGCAGTCGATCCCAGACGTTGCGCGTCTCGTCGGCTGTAGCGTCGCCAGCCTGTCAGTGTGGGAGACGGAGGGTGCCTGCCCATCGACGGAGTCTGTCGAGGCACTCCGTCGATTCTACGGTGACGCACTCACTTCAACAGGCGCACTCGTTGTCACATCAATGATTGAGCAAGAACACCAACACATGAACCAACGCTATCAAGAGCGTATGGACGATGAGGACGCACAATGATCGTCTACCTCGACACAGAAACCGTACCGTCGTCACGCGTGGACGTCGCCGCCCACTTCGCCGCCAAACACTTTGATCCTGAAGACATCGCAAAGGCAGCGAAAGCAGCAGCAAAAGACCTCGACAAGACGTCGCTGTCAGGCTTGTTTGGCGAGCTTGCTGTCATCAGTTGGGCCAATGACAACGACGAGCCTTGCACCCTGGTTCGCAATTTCCATCGCGACGACGGTGAACGCGAGATGCTTGAGGCGTTCGCAGACTGCGACGTCGATGGTGACACCATCGTTGCGCACAATGCCGAGTTTGACCGTTCGATGATCCGCCAGCGGGCAATCGTCCACGGCGTCAAGCTGCCCAAACGCTATGCTGCCACCGACGTGAAGCCGTGGGAGTCTTGTTGGCAATGCACGATGGCACTGTGGACAGACTCAAGGCAGGGCCGTGTGAGTCTCGACGATCTGTGCCTTGCGTTGTCGTTGCCGGGCAAGAACGGCGTTGATGGTTCGATGGTCGCAGGCATGGTGCGAGCGGGCCGCATTGATGAAGTCGCGGCTTATTGCGCCGACGACGTCAGGCGCGTTCGTTCGATCTACAAGAAGATCAAAGGCGTGCCATGAAAGAATCAGAACACGTCATCCAATGCCAGGCCATCCAATGGATTCGCCAGCATACGCCCTATGTCTGTTACGCGATTCCAAACGGCGGCAGCCGTGGACGTCGGCAAGGCGCAGCCCTGAAGGCGGAGGGAGTCTTGGCAGGCATTCCAGACATTCACATACCGGCGCTGTCGCTGTTCATTGAAATGAAGACCTCGATAGGCAAGGTGTCGCCGATCCAAAAGGCGATGCATGAGCGCCTTCGGCATGACTGCCAGATCGTCGAGGTGTGTCGGAGTGTCGACGACGTGATCCGCGTCGTCACGCACCACATGGAATGGCGATGCGGCGAGAAACCAACACGACAGCCAATCAAGAAGGTGAAACCATGACCAAACCAACCGGCTATTGGTGCCCCATGTGTGGCGACCTTGAACAGACGTCAAATCCGTTCCCGTGGGTGCCCGGTCAGGCATGGCACCACGGTGCGTGTGATTTCCGAGCCATCCCTGTCTGTACGCCACTGGCCGTGCCAGAGCCGACGACGTGGGGAGAGTCTGGAGGTGATGAGGCGATCACGACGCACATCAACGGTGCAACGCCGTGGTGGATGGTTGGCAACAACGCCCGCGCCGTCGTTGACCGATACTTGGATCTGTATTGGATGAGCCAGCACGGCAAAAGACAAGTCTATGGCGACGTCGTCCAAGCCATGAACTTCCTGGAACGGAGCAAGAAATGACCAGCTTCAAAAGCCCCCAACCCTCGCCAAGCGGCGTTGTCCTCTCACTGGCCCGTGCATTGGGCATTGTGTCCAGCGTCGATGACGTTGTCATTGTGCCGCTCAGTCAGTGGCACGCGATGCAGGAGCAAAGAGCGCGAGCCGACCAAAACGAGCGTGACCGTCGAGACGCTGTTGCCCGTGCGCTAGTGGCGGAAGCCGCACAACACGCACTGGAGAAGATCGTAGCCAGACAGACAGCCCGTGCCGACGCCGCATGCCGCACGATTGAGCATCGCGATGAGCGGATCAGAGAGCTCAATGCATGGCTCGACAGCCATGCGCCGATGGTGACGCGATGATCCACCATGGCGATTGCTTGGAAGTCCTACGCACGCTCGACGACAATAGCGTTGACAGCGTCGTCACGGACCCGCCCTATGGATTGAGTTTCATGGGAAAGAAATGGGACTACGACGTTCCATCAACGGAGGTGTGGGCAGAATGCTTGCGAGTGCTGAAGCCAGGCGGACACTTGCTGGCGTTTGCCGGCACTCGCACGCAACACCGGATGGCCGTGCGCATCGAAGACGCCGGGTTTGAGATCCGCGACATGATCGCCTGGGTGTACGGGTCCGGCTTTCCGAAGTCGCTCGACGTGAGCAAGGCAATCGACAAGGCGGCTGGGGCTGTGCGGGAGGTGGTTGGGCCGGGCCGATGGAACGGCGTAAAGGGGTCAAACGCCGCCCAGGCCGACTGCCTGATCCGGCCGGGTGGGCAGCACGACATCACCGCCCCAGCCACCGACCTCGCCCGCCAATGGCAAGGCTGGGGCACTGCGGTGAAGCCCGCGCTTGAACCAATCACCGTCGCGCGCAAGCCCCTGATCGGCACCGTCGCCGAGAACGTCACGACGTGGGGCACCGGGGGGATCAATGTCGACGGGGGGAGGGTTGGAAGAGACGCCGACGACGTCTCCGGCCGGGCACAATCAGGATCAAACGCATCTGAAAACCGCGCAATGAGTGGCGCTAACTACAAACGCGAAGCAAAACCAGACGACGCCGGCCGCTTCCCCGCCAACCTCATTCACGACGGAAGCGACGAGGTGGTGGGGCTGTTTCCGTCGGATAGGCCCGGTGGAAACTTTCCCGAAGGAGGCAAGAAAAGCGCAGACACAGACAACGCCTTCGGGGCCTTCAACGGTAGCGGACAGCCCGCCCGCGCTATGGGCGACTCCGGATCCGCCGCCCGGTTCTTTTACGTCGCCAAGGCAAGCGCGGAAGACCGAGACGACGGTTGTGTCGGCATCGCCCCAAAGAGCGCAGGGCAGGTGACTGGAGGCCGTGCAGAGGGTAGCGCGGGGTTGTCGAGTCCCCGATCCGGCGCCGGCCGTCGACGTGAAGAGACGCGCAACAGCCACCCGACGGTCAAGCCCACCGACTTGATGCGCTACCTGTGCCGGCTTGTGACACCGCCCGGTGGCCTTGTTCTCGATCCGTTCGTCGGGTCGGGCTCGACCGGACGCGGCGCCGTGCTCGAGGGGTTCCGATTCGTCGGCATCGAGCGGGAAGCCGAATACGTCGCAATCGCCAGGGCGCGGATCGATGCAGCGATTGGGCGTAGGAGATCAGACACGGCGCAAGGATCACTGTTCTAGAGATCAGGCCAGAGCAGATCAAGCGCATCACAAAGCCCCATAAAAAAACATTGCCACAGTGCTTGACACTTTCTTAGGTGTCACGCATAGTGGGCTCACGGCGCCAATCACGGAGCCGCAACGGGAGAGACCACATGAGCAACTACATCGTCAAGACCGCCGCCGCCGCCATGCCCAACTCTTGCTGGGGCGTTTACCGCCGTGTGGCGGTCATCGAGGTGCAGGACGGCGTTACCGACGTCGCCATGATCTCCAGCCGCGCCCGTGGCGTGATCAGCGTCATCGCGACGTGGGAAAAGCGCAACGTCGGCCAGACCAGCCGTTGCGCCTACCGCATTGCGCTTGCGGAAGCGCAGCAGATGGCTGCCGATCTCAACAGCGCCGTCAACGCCAGCGATGCCGTCGCCAACGCCTGAACGCCACACAAAAGGGAGAGACACACATGACCATCACCGAATGCCGCTGCCCGCAATGCGAGGCCGAATACGAGCGGGACGAATACGAAGACGCCCCCGAGATCGAGTGGGACACGCCAATCAGCGACGACGAGCTTGCAGAGCGCCTTGCTTGGTTCTGGATGCCGAAAGAGGGTGAGTGATGATGTGCCGAACCTTCCAACGCGCCATCGTGCGCCAAGCCAAACGCGAAGGGCTCCCAGTGTGGGCGTGGCTCATCATCAATGGGGTGCAACATGAATCTGCCTGACCCTGCCGACGACCGCGACGAGCCAACCGACGATGAGATAGCGGAGCACATCGCTACTCACACGGATTGCGAGGCAGAGATCGCCGACATGATGTGGCTCACATCCGACCGCGAGATCCTGCAATGGGCGCACAATCTCCGCCAGTCGATCTACGACGCAATCACTGAGAACCGCAACAAAGAAGAGTGACCGCAACGCCCCGCAAGCCGGGGCTTTCGGCGTAGGAGAGACAAAAAAATGAAACTCGCAGACCTGAATCCATGCAAAGACGGACTCGCATCAGCCCGTGAATCTCGCACCCTCCGTGACGCATGGGACGTTGCTGGGCGATCTGACCTCATGTGGCTGATCGGCAAAGCGCACACGGCAGGCACGCTGCCACGACGTGCGCTGGTGCTGGTGGCTGTCCGCTGTGTCGAGTGTGTAGCGCACCTGCTCGCCGACGACAGCCTGCCACATCTGGCCACTCTGTCGTCCTGGGCACACGGCGCCGACGACGTCACGGCAGAGGATCTGGAGGAGGCATGGCGCGTGCTTGCCAACGCCGCCGCCGCCTACGACGCTGCCTACGACGCTGCCTACGACGCCGGCGCCGCCGCCGTCGCCCGTGCCATCGCCAACGCCGCCTACGCCGCCTACGCCGCCTCCGCCTACGCCGCCTCCTCCGCCTACGCCGCCAACGCCGACTACGCCGCCTACGCCTACGCCGCCTCCTCCGCCTACGCCGCCAACGCCGACTACGCCGCCTACGCCGCCGCCGTCTCCGCCGCCTCCTCCGCCTACGCCGCCAACGCCGACGCCGACGTGATCCGCGACGCCATCACGCTGGAGGCAGTGTGCTCAGCTCTCGGTCTCGATCCTGATGAGGTGCTGTGATGACTGACAACAAAATCAAATCAGCCCTGGACGCGGCAGGGACCGCCGCAGACTACTCGGCCAGAGCGACGTACCAGCGTGGGTATGACGCTGGTGTGGAGAGTTTGACGAGCGACCGTGACGCAGCCATCGCCCGTGCCATCGCCGCCGAGGCCCGTGAGTCCGAGACCATGCGCGGTCTGGACGTTGCCATCGCTCGCGCCGATGCTGCCGAGGCCCGCGAGTGGGTTCTCGGGGTGCAGGTGGTCGCGCAGGCCCAGCGGCTGCGACTGGCCGATGCTGTCGTCGACGAGGCCCGCTATGGACAGCCGACGCTCGCTATGCGCCAAGCCCTCGCAGCATGGGATGCCGTGCCGGGTGACGCCAAGGAGACGACATGAGCAAGCCACTGACGGAAGAGCAGAAGGCGACCCTCAAGGCGACCACCGTAATCTTCAACAGCGAGGCTGAGGCCATCGCCGCCGCCCTTCGCCGCCTCGACTTCCTTGAACGCAGGCTTGAGCAGGCTGAGGACATGGCAATAGCTCTAGAGGCGATTTCTCCAATGCTGCCCCGGTCGCTGTCGACGTCGGCCCACGGAGACCCCGTGTGGACCACGGCGATCCGCAAGGTGGAATCAGCCCTCGCCGCATGGGACACCGTGCCAGGGATGGAGCCATGAGCCTTCTCGTCATCGCCACAATCGGCCTAGCAGCCATCGTCGTGTCCATCGCCATCATCCACGTCGTCGAGGCCATCGACGACGCCAGACGCGCCCGACGTCGGCAGCGTGCCCTCGACTCATTTACCACCCGCGAGGACCGATGACCGCGCCTACCTGCTTTGAGTGCGACCAACCCGGCGACATCCACATGCACCACGTCGTGCCGAGGTCTGCCGGCGGCACCAAGACCGTGCCCCTGTGTGAGAGGTGCCATGGTCTGGCGCACTCGGTGCGCATGTCCACGTCTGCGCTGACCAAAGCAGCGATGAAGCACAAGGCCAGCAAGGGCGAGCGCGTCGGTGCCATTCCCTACGGATTCGCCCTGGCCGCCGACGGCGTCTCTCTTGTCGAGGTCGAGGCGGAGCAGGCGGTCATCGCCGACGCCCGCGCCCTCCGCGCCGCTGGCCTTTCCCTTGGAGCTGTCGCTAAAAGGCTGGCTAGCC